CTTGTGTCCATGTCGTCCCATCATTACTTCTGTAAATCATACCCCCAGGACTCGTACCAGCGTAAACATATCCGTCTGAGTGCGAGGTTAATGAATATATATAAGCTTCGGGGCTGTCAAAAACTAAAGTCCATGTCGTCCCATTATTACTTCTGTAAATCATACCACCATTACCCGTACCAGCGTAAATATATCCGTCTGAGTGCGAGGTTGATGAAAGTATATATAATTCAGGGCTGTCAAAAACTAAAGTCCATGTCGTCCCATTATTACTTCTGTAAATCTTACCACCATTACCCGTACCAGCGTAAATATATCCGTCTGAGTGCGAGGTTAATGAATATATATAAGCTTCGGGGCTGTCAAAAACTAAAGTCCATGTCGTCCCATCATTATTTCTGTAAATCATACCACCACTACCCGTACCAGCGTAAATATATCCGTCTGAGTGTGAGGTTAATGAATATATAAGAGTTTCAGGGCTGTCAAAAACTTCTGTCCAAAAAGATAACTTAGATAAATAGTCTAGATCAACTAACACATTTGAAGAACCTTTAAAACTTAAAGTCGCTTTATGCACTGTGTCATCTGATACTATTTTTAAACTTTCATCTGCAACTTCTAACGACGATGTTATAGCAGTTTTTAAACTACCAACTGTAGCTTTTTTTAGCGAATTGCCGTCTTCTGTATCAACTAAAGCTACTAAATCTTCATTTATAGGTGTTGTTTTAGAATCTGCACCAAGTATAGACCCACCTAAATCCGAAACACTTATTAAAAATTTATCAACAGTTTCGCTGTACTCTAAATTTACAGTTTTACCTGCAACAATTTCACCACCACTTAAAACTCCTGTTTCTGTTTCTATGGCTTTAACACCCAATCCGTTGATGTTTACAGTGCTTGCTCCTGTGTTAGTGTTAACAACTTTAAACCTTATACGCATCCCATCTTTAAGTCGCCAAATGCCTCGCATTTCGTCATCTGGTTCTAGTATGTAGGTATCACTAGCAGAGGTCTCAGACTCTTTGTAAAAATCGCCTTTTGACGCTATTACAGCAGAAGCCTTAGCCATCTGAGCCGTATCATCTTCCGATAAAGTTTGACCCGAGATTGCTATATAATTGTCTGTTTCACTTTTTATCCTGTTTGCATCTACTGCTAAAAAGGCTCCATCTTCTGGATCTCCTTTTACAAACGCGTTATTTCTTATTGCCATATTTTAAACCTCTCATGAGTTAACAAAAATTACCTTTCGATTGATCGGTATCAATCGTTTCACTAAACATTGAAAAATACTTGCTTTTTGTGAATTTGTGTTAAAATCACCTTCTATTGAAAACAGCGACTTTTCCCTATCGTTAAGTGTTATAGGGAACACATAAGGAAACCCTGTCTCGAGTCTTAGCGTTATTGTAAACCCGTAATCACTGGCTAAAGAAACTAAATCGCTATCAGACTGAAACGCTAAAGACTTTATTTTTAACTTTAAATTTTCTTGCCGTTCGTTTATAGTATCTCCCAACGGTATACAGTCATCTGGTATTCCAAATATACCTTCCCATCGACTTAATAAAATTACGCTTGTTGTAGGGTCAACTTCATCTATTAAATCAGCTATATAATCACCAAAACGCTTAAACTCTTTGCTTCTAGCTGTTTGCAATTTATTTAAATTACTTCCTTCAATTCGTTTAGCGTTTAGCACATCTCCGTCTGGTAAAAACTGGTTTAAAAATTCTACCCACTCGGCATCGTAATATCGTTTAATACTCATGGATAAGTAATTGTACCTAAAACAGGTATTGCATCAATTCCAATAGCTATTTCACCTGACGGGTCTGATAAAATAAAAGATTCTACTGCGTTTCCACCAGAATCTATAGTTGAATTTATAATTGAGTTGTAATCTACTTGACGCACATTTTTATTTAAATCTGTACTACTTAAGAAATAACTTTTTAAGGCTTGCGTTATTGCCGATCGCATCGCTAAACTGTTTGGCGATAATTGTGTAAAAACAAAATCTACAACTACGGAATGAGGTGCTTGTACAATTAAATCCGCTGGACTCATTGCAATTGGTTTTATTTCTAAAAGTTTATTGTAAACATTTGTTATCTCATCTCCAGTCGGTATAATAGTATCGTCATTATCTCTGGTGAAAAACACGCGAGCTTGACCTAAAGACGATATCGAATAAGATACAATTATTGTTCCAGTTGCAGGTGTTGTTGGCGAATTTTTAACAACATACGCAATGTTGTCTTTGTCGATTCTAAATACCTTTGTTTCAAATATATTGTAATCAATCTGATCAACCCCAGCAACTGTAATTGTCTGCCCGTTGTACAAGCCGTGATCAGCTTTATTTATTATAGCTAAATAATCCCCGTTTCTAACCAAACTAGTTGGCGTGAAAGAGCTTTCAAGTTCACCTGCACCTTGTACCCAAACTCGCGTCACCCCGTTAACTAACTTAGCTTGCAACTCTATTGACTTTTTATTGAAATTGGCAGGAGTGTTTTTAAGCCTTGCTAAATACCTAGATTTTAAACTTTCTAAAGATTCGAAATCCGACCCACCTGTTATCTCTTCAAAATCAACATATAACTCTTCGTTGACACCAGCTATTTGAGTTATCAAACTCAACCCTGTTCCTGATAGCAAGTTTTGGTTTTCACCGTACTCTAAACTTGTTATAGGTATGTTAGCGTAAACTGCTGACACCGTCATAGTTCCTGTAGCAGGTGTTGTTGGTGTAGTTTCTATAGTGTATGTAAACTCAGATGCAGATAAAACTGTTATTTGAAAAGAACCATTATATTCAGTTTGATCCGCCCCAGCAACGATAACTGAAATAGACGAAGCTAAGTTGTGAGAGGTTGATGTTTTAACGGTCACAACCGATCCTGATCGTGTCAACTCAACTATATTTATTGTAGTATCTGATATCGATCCGACTTGCGTTGTTTCATAAATAAATCCGCTACTTGATGTCGCTTGCGTTCCCTCTGGTATTGTAGTACCATCATTACCTGTAAAAACAACATTTCCTGTCGCTACTGTTGCTGGGTTTTGAGTTATATCAAAAACCGCCGCTTTTCGTTTTAAATACTCGTCCGTTGTTGTATCATCCATATACAACTCTATTAAATTTTCTACTGTTTTATACAACTCATAAAACGCGTTTGCGTCCGCCGAACTTATAGCTCTAAGTAAAGATAATCTTAAATACGGATTTAAATTTTGTATTGTATTTATTATATCAGTATTTATTCGATTGAAAATTTGTTCTGTTGACGGTATTGTTAAACTCATAATTAAACTAAAGTACTTTTATCCCAAATACGATATGAGTTGTTAAATTTTGTACCATCCGCTTTAAATAAAGTTATATTACATTCTAAATTACCGTTCGAACTCAAACAGTTGACTTGTATGTTTTTAGCCAACCCGTCTTCTATCATCCACTCAAGACTTTCTTTTGCGTAAGTTTCCGCCCTGTTTATTGTGTTTTGCGTCATTCGTTCAGATCTTAACAACCATAATTTCGAACCAATCTCAAAGGAATCTACATCGTTCAGTTCGTCTATTATATTACCACCTCGATCGTACGCGTTCGCTATTTCAGAACTATCAGCTCTTTTATCTATTAACAAACTTAATTTTATAGCAGTATCTAAACCTTCCGAGGTTTTAAGTTCACCAGATTCAATTTCAATATCATAATAACCTGATTCTGATAAAGTTAAAGTTATATCTTTTTGCATTATAATATCATTATACCACTAATTGGGTGGGTTTGTGTTTCCGGGAGCCGACGAAACATAATGTGTATGTAAACCCAAGTCAATTCCTGCAGATGTTTTTACAGTTTGCCCTTTTACATCACCTGTTGCTATCACATCACCTGTTGTATTTAAATTGCCAATTATATCTACATCGCCTGTTATTTCTAAAGGGCCTTCAACGATTATTTTTGTAGCTTTAATCTTCACTTCACCGCTAGATATAACTTCAATTTTTCCATCTTCTGTAAATTTTACAGAATCACCTGTGATAAGATTTCCTATTTGAACTTCACCAGATTTTAAATTTTTAAACCTCTCAAACAAAAACAACGGTATGGCAATGCAGTCCGAAGGATCGTTTTCTATCTGCAAAATCAAAGCAGGTGTGTTTATAGGTGCGTTATAAGACACACCGTAAGTCTGCAATGTTGGCAAGTTTTTAACTTGTTGATTGTAAACCACTTGCGGTTTTTGAACTTTTTGTGAATCATCTGCAGTTTTAGATAAATAACCTACCCTTATTATAGATTTTAATTTTTTTAAAAAATACTGCATTATTTATACGAACCTTTATCAATAAGCGTTAACGATGTTTGACTGCCCGAATTTGTATCAAAATTAAAACTAACATCTTTTATCAACATATATTCATCCAAACCATTCCAATCATCTTCTAGTTTAACTATTGTATTCGGTTTCCAGATCACACCATCGCCAACTTCTAACCCATCTAAATCACAAAAGTAGTTTCTGGTTTTTGAAAGTCGATATGACTTTTCCCACTTAGCCCTATTTTGAGCAGAGTCAAGGGTTCTAGCTTTATCGTTGGCAAGAACCATTGTTTTTGGAAGTTTTGTTGTAGTATCGTTTTCTACAACAACTGATCCAGAAGATTCCGAAGAACTTAAAGGCGGTAAGTTTAAAATTTCAAGTATATCTCTTGTTTGAACAACATAATTTTTATAACTTTCAATTTTACTTCGTCTATATACTGCGGTCATAACATTGGTTCCTTGTCCTTTTGTTATAAAGTCATTTTGAAAACCTGCTGTTCTGTGAACTAACTTTTTGCTATAATAAGATTCGTTGGACGAAGAACGGCTTAAAACTATATTACCTTCCCCGTTTGTGTAAGCTAAAACTTGTCTTAGTTGGCAATACTCATCTATTACTGAAAATAAGTTTTGACCTAACTCTACAGCTACATTGTCGTTTTGTGTAAGCAATTGCGTATCAGTAAGTGATAAAACTTGTATATCTTCTATTTGATTTTTTCTTAAAAGAGTTTCTATAAAATCTTTTAAAGATATACTCCCACTTATATTTACAGGATCAATTAAATCTGAATCAACAACTGTCGAAGTTTTATCTCTGCCTTGTATTTTAGTAGACCGATTTGAGATTGAAGATGTTGAAGTTAAGATTTCTATAGTACCTGTTAAAATAGGAGTATTTTTTAAATATATAATTATCTCATCGTCTTCTGAAAACGGCACACTTTTAGCGTTTTCGGACGCTAGGGTTATTTTAAAACTGTTTGTCAAAGTCTCCATAGACATATCAACTTCAATAGATAAAAAGTTCGAGTACGCTTTACCGTTTATAATTATTGTAAAATCACTTTCTGTTTTATTTCTTAAAAAATTAACAGATTTTATAATAGAGTTTGTCATACGGTTTCGTTTTGAATTTTTATCTCTCCTGATATGAAACCTGTGTTATAAGCCTTATTTAATTTTACAATAGAGTCTGATCGTAGCGAATCTTTATATAACTTATAAGCTAAAACCCTACTAGAGGTTTGAAAAGTTTTTATTGTTGTTAATGAACTTAAGTTTAAATTTGAAAAAAAACGCATAACTTGAGATCGCAACTCAGAAACAATTGAAAAAACACTTTTATCTAAAAAATTGTTTTTAATAATTTTTTGATATTGACCTTCAAGTTCTTGAATTTTAATGTCTAACTCTGAAAGATTGTCGTAATCTATTCTTACAGACACATTATAACTTTCTATCAACACTAAACATCTTATAATAAGGTTTAAAATTTTTGAAATCTCAAATAAAATTTCATTTGTTTCTGCTTCTTCATTTTGTTCGCCAAAGTCAAACAAAAGTTTACATAATAAATAAGCGTTTTTATCGGAATTGGCAACCAAGACATACGACGAAAACAAGTCAACTAAAATTTCACCTACCGTGTTATTGTTAATTATACTTAAAGCCTTGCTTCTAATCGATTGTGATTTTTTATAAAAATCGCTGTTATTTTCATTTTGGACGGTCAATATAGACTCTTCCATTTTATCAACTAAAGCAACTAACCTTTCAGCTAACTTTTTAGATACGATATTTTTGTTTAAACCTACAAGTACACTCATCTAAAAACCAAAACTCGAAAATTTTGATTTTAAAAAAGAACTAGCCGTACTTACAGCCTCTGATCTCACAGCACTTATTCCTATGGTTGTTAAAGTTTCTTCTGTAGGAACTATTAAACCTATTTCTATATAAAAATTTGCAACATAATTGTATAGCCCAAATGTTTGAATAGTATCTGTTTTTGTATAATCAACCAATTTAGCTGTGAAAGTGCCGTACATTGGATGCACCAACAAACCTGAACCTGTTGTGTTTAAAGCAGAATCAAAAGCGTCTCTATCTTCATTTTCCACTTGCATATCAATAGTAAATTTCCTGGGTTGCCTACCTAACTGTTCTACAACAAAATTATCCGAACCTGGAAAAAGTTTTAAAGAATTTTTGAAACCTCTATTTTCAGTTGTACCTCTATAATAAAATTTTACACCTCGCCACGATCCGATTTTAAAGTTTTTAGCATTACTCATTCGTTTTTATAACCGTACCCAAACATATTAAAACCTTTTATAAAGTTTATATCATATTGTTTTACTTTTATATCTGGCGAACTTTCAATTTCTATTTTGCCTGAAACAGTTAGTTCGTTTTGTTGATCACTTTTGGAATCTTTTGAATAATACGACTTTCCTGCTAAAAATTCCACATTCTCATCGCTTTTTAAGCCTTTGATACTGTTGATTAAATTTTTTATAAAATTATTTTTTGAATTTTCAAGATTGCTTTTTATATTTTGAATAAACAACTCTTTATCGTATGTACCTGATATAAACCTATTCGTTATGGAATTAAACTTTTTAAAAAAACCAGTAAGTTTATTAAATAGACTTTCAGCCTCTATTAAAATCGATTTTATAAACTCCCCTCCACCTATAGCTTCTATTAAAAATGTTTGAAAAGTTCCCATAAATTTTAAAAACAAACTTGTCATTGTTTGAGCTTTTTTTTCATACTCTTCTATGTTGGCTATATTTTTTTCATATTCTTCTTCGGCCATAGCCATGTAGTATTTAATCTGATCCCCTTGACGACCTAAGTTTTTAAACACTGTGTCTTCACCGATACCGCTTAAACCAAGATTTCTTAATACAGATGTAAAACTGACCTGCTGTTCTGGCGGTAAACTCATCGTTTTTTCAACCAATGCATTAGTTTTTGAAGCTATATCTATTGTTGTATCAATAGCATTTTTTCTAAAATCATTTAAAAGCTGCTCTCGGCTTTTACCTGATATTGATTGTAGAATTTTAACAGAATCTACCATATCCCCAGTATTATCTGTTAAAACTTGTTCAAGCTTACTGTATATTCTAGCTAAACCACTTGCAAAAATTTCTGATTGTGTACCCATACCTTTGGCGGCCGCCGCCATCCCCAAAGCCTGTGAACTTGTTGTGCTTTGAGCCTGAGTTCTTGAAGCTAACATTGTAGCTAAATACAATATCTCATCTTCCGTAGCTTTACTGTTGTTCCCTAAAGCGATTAACGCTGATGAAACCCTATCTATATTCGCAATGTCATCTTTCGAAACATTGATAAGTCTTGCCAGATTTATAGACGCACCCTCACCTGTTAAACCGTCTGTGTTAGCAATTACCATAGCTATTGTTTTTGCAAAGTTTACTAGTTTTTTAGGGTCTTTTACACCTAATTGAGCGGCTATTTTTGCGTAATTCGCCAAAACTGTAGCATTAGCTGTTAAATTTCTAGCCGATTCTTTTAAGTCTGAACTCATTTTTTCTAAAGCTGGCCCAGCCTCAATGTCTGCAGTTTTTGAAACACCTATTAAAGCCTCTTCAAAATCTGCAAAAGTTCTTATCATATAAGTCCCAGCGGCGGCTACAGCTAAACCTCCTAATAGTTTTGAGCCATATACACCAAAAAAACCTTTAGCATCTTTTTTAGATTTTTTATCGTCTGGTTTTGTATACGGCAGCATTGCTGTCTGATTTTTTTTAGAAAAACCTTCAAAATAACTAGAAAATTTAAATTTTTTGACTTGTTCGACAGACCCTTTTATGTTTTGTTTAAGCGTTTTAAATCTGTCTGACATTTTTTTTAAAACAATTTGCGACAATCTAGACTTATTTATAAACTTTCCATATTCGTTTGTTAAACCAAGAAAACCTTTTTTCATCTTTTCAGACACGGTTTTAACTTGATTTAACTTTTCATTAAACTTTTTAGATACGGTCTGAGCTATAGATACTTGTTGTTTAAACTTATTTAATTCTTTACTAAATAAGTTTTTTATTTTTAAACTGTAATTTACAGATTTATCCAAATCAGACCTCTCATCTCATTATAGCATTTTCTTCTTTTTAATTAAAATGTCGTATAAATACTCGCCAGTTTTTAACAAGTCGTAAATTGTCATGTTTTGCAGACAGTCGTAAGTTAAAAAACCACCTGAGTCCACACCTATCCTAATAATAAAGTGCTGTAGGGTTTCCCCTTTTGTTAAAATTTTAAAATCTTTAAATAGAAAAGTTGGTCTATTTTCTTTTTTTATAAACCCACTGACAAAAAATCGACAGTGTACCTCACCAAAAGGTTTCTTAAATCTACATGTTGAATTTGATCTATATGAAACTTTTTTAAAAGTTCACCTTCTATTGTAGCTGTTGGTGCTAATTTTTCTCCAGATTCTAATAGTTTTGTAAACTTTGAATAAATTTTATGAGTTAAATCTTCATCTAATCCGAATTTTAACATTTTTTCTATCGATTCATACATAGCCTCTGCATCTTTTTCTGTTTCAACTTTTGACTCGACAACAACTTCTTCTGAACTTTCGTCTTTAGAAAACTTTGAAAAAACAGCAATAAAACGCGAAAAAGCTGTGTTTAAATAACTTTCTAATGTCAAAAGTTTTAAACTATCTTTAGCTCTTGGTGCGTAAATTTCAATAGTATCTGAGCTAAGTTGTTCACCACCACTGGCGTATTCTATAGGCCTAATTAAAGTGTATTCAAACTTATCTTTTATCATGCGTATTTTGCAGGCGATCCTTGAAACTCTAAAGGTATAGTACCTTCCGAACCTGGGGAAGTTTCTACATCATTTGTTAAAACCATTTTTTCAAATATAGTAGTTTTCCCAGATGGCGACACGATTCTCATAACCATAAAATCGTTGTTTTTCCACTCGCGTTTTTTAGCCAAAGCCTCTTCTGTAGCAAAAATTTCAAAGTTTACTTTTCCTATACAAGTTGTAAAATCTCGAGATTGCACAATACTAACTTCACCACCTCCTGTGACCTGAGGTGTTATAACTCGTTGCCCTTCCCCGTCATCTAAACTTAAAGTTTTATCTATATAGTCTACTTTATCGTCATTTATATATACTGTGCTTCCGCTTAAAGCTGTTGCCATTTTATCTCCTAAATGTTAAAAACTGATTGTAATTTTAAATCTAAAGCCCGTAATTGCGATACATTGGGGGTTTTAGCGTTTCCAGAAACAGAGCCTGTTGATAAATTCATAGTTAAAGTTAAATTTTCTACAAAGTATTGTATATTTTCATTACCACTTCTATATAGCATATAGTTTTCACCGCTTAAAACAGTATAAAACTCAACTAATTTTGATCTTATTCCGTCTAAGTTAGTAATGTTTCTATTTCCGTATACAACACCATCGGTTAATCGATATTGCGAATAAGTTGATTTTATATTGTTAAATATATACTCAGCACTAATTGAAGCTATATCGACAGAATTTAAAAACTTATAAGTTGTGTCTGTGTTTCCGTTTAAATCGTACTTGTAAGTTGTAATAATTTCACCTAACACAGTTTTAGTTCTTGCTGTGTTATTACCTATAACAAAACCGCCAGCTGATTTTAAATCTGATACTTCGCTTTCTTTCCAACCTTTACCCACTTCAATTAAAGGTAAATAGATCGATCTGTTTGTGTAAGGCAATGACGCTATATGGGGGCCTCCAACACTGTCTGCGTTGTTTGCAACAATTACATTTGAATTATCAGCCCCTTCTGTCAAACCTAAAGCTCTTACTGCACCTATTTTACTAGCAATAACTGCATCCAATTCAAAAATAGATGAACCTTTATATAAAGTTTCATTTATTGATTTTTGACAATGAACGATTAAAGATTGACTGTTTTTAGAATTTAAAAAAGTTTTTAAATTTGATAGTGATTCGGTTTTTGAAATTACACAAACACCATCTAAAATTGCGTTGTTAGAGTTCCATCTTGGGTCTAACAAACTGTCTAAGTCGCCTGCCGTTTTAGCTACAACTTCAACATCTAAATTTGATGGGAAAACAATTGTTTGATATCTCATATCACCTATGACATCAAAAAGATTGGTTAAACTTGGGTCAACCGATCCACTTGCCATAGCCGTTATAGTTGTAGAAATACCAGCAACACGGCCTATTACTTGCAACCCTATACCATTTCCCAGTGTACCTGCGTTAACGGCTGTTAGAGCCACTGCTCCATCTGTGTTAACTGCTGTGGTAAGTTTGCTAGTGTCTGCGTTTATCGCACTCACTAACTTATCCCCGACTTGCGCTGCAGTGTCTCCTACTACAACTTGCACAGTGTAAGTATGATTATCTCTCGAACCTATGTAGACTGTCAAAACCCCACTGCCGGTTGCTGTCCCTGTAAACTCAATTTCGCCTGTAGCTTTTACTCCAGTATCATTGTCGTCTAAAGCTATAGCATCTACGGGGGTCTCTGTGTTAATGGTTTTAAAACCTACTAACATTTCCGCAAGTTGAGACCCTTTACCTATGTTTGAAATCTCTAGGCCTGAGTTTCCTATATCTTGTATAAGTTCACCAGAACTATATACAGTTCCTGTTTGTTGACCTACTATAAGAACTCTTTGTGATGAAACGCTAACATCTCGTTCTTCTGATACTTTTGTTATTGAAACTTTTGGATTGTTTATTGTTGTCATATTTTTCCTAATTAAAAAATTCTGTGATTTTCTGCCATAAAATTCTTAAATTATAACCTTTTTCTTTTTGTGTATGACTCACTGCTGTGTACTTTTCTAAAAAACTTCCAGCGTTGCTTGAAAGTTTAACTTTATTTACAATTTTTGATTCTGGTAATCTTCTTGACATTTTGGCTACAAATGGTAGCATATTTTGTACTTCTTCTTTGGTTTTATTTATTTCAATTTTACTTCTTTTTAAAATTGAAATCGGTTTATTTTTTTTGCGGCTTTGTACTTGTGTTGTGTTTATATTCATAATTACATTATACAACAATATAGAAATTTTTCATATTTTTTATAAAAAACCTGAATTTGATTTTGAAATCGATTCTTCGACCATCTTAGTGAAAGTAAATTTTTTGAATTGTACAGTATTTATATTACTATAAGAATCGCCAGTGTTATATAAAAACTCATCTACATCACCTTTATACAGCTTATCAGCATCACTTCTTAAAGTTTCAGTCAATTCAAACTCAAACCTATAAATCATATATGCTGTGTTAAAACTTGTCACCCCGTGGGACAGAGGCATTATTAAACTTGATTCACTGTTAGAAAAAGAGCTTTTTGGTTTATAACCAGCTAAAACTTTGTATAATTTTGGTAAAAAATCTAAATTTAAATTCACATTCTTTGCCCCTAAATGACTGTTTTTACTTGGTGTAAACAGATAACATGAAAAAGTATTTATCATTTTCAAATGAAAAGCCGCCGACGAAAAAACTTCATTTGAAGAGTCGGTTTGGGTAAATCGACTGTTAGACGCTGTTGAAGTTTCATGACATATAAAAAGATATTTATCATCTAAATCTCTTTTACTATAAAAATCTTCTGCTCTTTCAACAGACGATGCCATAGCTATATTTACATAAGGAACTGCAAGCATGTTATCTCCAGCACCTGTTGTTAAGTTTTCGTTGTAATTTTCGTATGTAAAATTATCGTCATCTAAAGCAGATTTTACTTTTTGAACCCCGTTGAAACCTAAAGTGTGATAAGTTAAAAGGGTCCCAGTGTTGGGTAAAGGGTCGTCATCACCTTCATTTAAACTTATATTGAAAGTAAATTTAGTGTCTGAAACAATGCTTGCAACTTCGAAAACCCCTGTGTAAAGTTGCTCAGCCGATTGTATCTTTACAGTTCGAACTGGCCCTAGCCAAAGTTCATGAGACCTTTCGCAAGTAGCTACTACAACACCATTTTCACTAGTTAAGTCTGTAATAACAATTTCAGACTTAACCCCAGATATAAGCACCTGATCGTTTTCTTGAAGTTGATGATTCATACAATTTACGGTCACAATATCTGTATCTGGGGTTTTCGAAATTGTAGTTATTGGTTTTTTAACACTCAAAATGTCTGTAAATAAAGGTAAAATAGATTTAATGTGAAGAGTTATGTCTATTAAATTCATTTTAAAACCCCCCCACCAAGAGATAAAACTTTTTGAAACCCAGACTCTAAAATAGTCATAATTCTATCCGCGTTTTTTTGAATTGAAATGTACATTGCGTTTCGGTTTAGTTTTTCTGGATCTTCTAAGTATTTTACATAATCAACAGTGTTGAAATAATTTAAAGTGTCAGAACCAGAAACATTATAGCTTATACTTCGCCTAGCGTCTCCGCTTCTATTTGCCCACGCTTCCCCGCGTTGACTAGCGTATATTTTCCGCCCTTTATAATAATAAGGTAGACCCAATTTTTTTCTTAAAATATCTTTAGACGCATAAGATTTTAATATCTTACCACTGTAGTACAGGTTTTTTCTATTTTCAAAACTCATCTTTTTATCAAGATTTTTTATAGCAAAAAAGAAACTTTTACTGTCTTTTTCATATTCAAAAGAAGACATTACCCTAAGTTAGCCTCTAAGGTGATATCACCTCTTTTAGTTAATTTCATTTTGTAATACTCATCTTTTTCTTCAACATTTATTACAGAATCTATTTTATAATAATTTTCTTTATATTCAACCCAATTTTCAGATGTTATTTTTATAGGTGTGTATCTGACATATAAAACATGCGTTGAAGTGTCGTTTAAACCTACCCCATCAAAAGTTGTATATCCAGTTTGTAAGGGTTTTAAATTACCAAAAAAAGTGCCAATTTCTTCAAGAACTACATCTGCGTCTTCATGTAAAAAGTTTTGACTTTTTAAAGATTTTTTATAAAATTTTACTTTAGCATTTAATGTTAACGATACACACTTATTCATGGTACGGTAGAATGATTGTGTAAGAATCGTATAGACTTTTAACTGTATTTGGAAGCTCGTTTGTACATGATCTTTCGTACAAGCTATAAATATGATTTAACATCCCTGTCTTTATAGTAGCTGGAACACTATCTGCCGTATCTCCAAAGCCAGTTTTAAATGTTATTTTATAGGCCTTACAATCATAATCAACTTGAGGTAAATCTTTAAAATTATTTAATTTTATAAATATGCCTGACGATTGAACAGAATACTTTTCAGAATCTAATGTTAAATAAATTCCTTCTTTTAAATACTCTATTTTTACTAAAGATTGCCCTACACCCCTTCGTAAAGTTAAATTTTCATATAAATTTTTGATGTAAGTCTCATAAGTTGTTGTGAGTAAATCGATTTGCATATGATTTTGGGCGTAATCATATGCTGTATCTATCAAAAGTTGTATATTTGTGTCATCATAATCACCGCTAACCCTTAGCCAACTTTTCGCTTGACTAAGGGTTATCACCTCGGCACTTGTCTTTTGTATTATAGCATATTCCACAATACAATTCTATCAAATAACTATAAAAAAGTAAAGTTATTTAAGCCCCAACAGGTTGGTAGCTCGGGTTTCCTTTTACAATAAGCACCCCTACAACACCTCCTGTAGATGTGTTTGTTGAAACAACACTGGCTCTGAAATATCGTTTTTTACCAACATAACCTACTGACAACGCTTTGTTATCGTCTGTATCCGCTGTAAATGTAGGCAAACTTCCAATCAATTCAACTTCTGGTACATCGACTGCGTCTGATAAATCAGACTCTTCGCCATATTCAAGTTTTAAAGCATAATCACCGTCTGTAATCGTACCTGTGACCAGGGTAAATACAGCAGATTTAAAGGTTCGTAAGTCTACTGACTCTGAATCTAAAATAACACCTTGAGTTGTAGTATCGCTGCTTATTGAACCTATGTTTAACGCTACACCAACTTGAATCCCACTTTTTAAATCATAATCCATTTTATTTTCTCCGTTTTAGCCTCCTAAATTTATAGGAGGCCTTTTAACATATATTACTTGAATGTAAGTAGTACAAACGCCTCTGGCATAACTACTTTACCACCGATGTATCGGTACCAAGCGTATTCTACAAATCGTTGACTTTTACCACTGTAAGGGTCTTTGACAAGCTCTAAACCTTGTGCATCTAAGATGCTATACCCTCTGAAAAAGTCTCCAAAACCTAATACAATTTCCCCCGAAGTTTGACCTTCCAATCCAGTCAACTTAGGCATATCTTGCATTACAACATAAGGTCGTTCGTTAATTGTATACGGTACACTCGCGCCATTACCTTGAACTAAATAACCGTTGTTCGACCCTTCACGCTCTGTTTTTAAATATGCTAAAGTTTCTTTACTTAAAAAGTATACAGGGTTGTATCCTGTTTTTAACTTTGAACTTAACAGAATTAAGTCATCGTAAGAAACTTTACCAGTTGCTTTTGTATCAAATGTAGGTACTCTTGTGTCTTTTAAAATTCCCTCTGGCTCTTTAAAACCCGTACCGTTTAAACATTTGTTCCCTTCCCATTGGGCAAAAGCTATCATGGCATCTTGTGCCATTTCAGATTCCATATCAAAGTTAGCAAAATTCAACTGGTCTCTGGTCACCGCTGTGGTCACAGTGTTCGCATACGCTGTCATAGTTTCAGCTGTATATGTAGACTGTGAACTTGTAGCGGCCTCCATCTCACCTTCTGATTTAGCAACTAAAATACCGTTTTGGACAGCAACATTTAATGTTTTAGCATCAATTGCTCGAACTCTTGCTAGCCGTCTTACATCTGAATACTCATAGATTTTTTTTAGTAATTCTGACGAAAAAACCTCTGGAACTAAATAACCACCACTAGGGCCAATATCAGTTCTAAGAGCTTTTGTCTCTTCAACATCTAAACAGTTTTTATCCCATGTTTTGACTAAGTTTTTATACGCCTTATATTCTAAAGAATCTTTATAACTTTTTGTATCATTAATAGATTTTTTTGATAAAACATTCTCTAAATTTTCAACTCTATTCTGAAACTCATAAAGTTTGTTTTTATTCTCTAAGTAATCGAGCGTAATTTTTTGATTTTTTGTTTCAAGTTCATCAAGGGCAGCATTTAGTTTTTCATATTTTTCTTTTTGCTCCCCTGTGGCTTGTTCGATACTTTTTTTATCGGCTCTTAAATCTGAAATAAGATCGCTAATTTCTTTTGAAATCGCATTGTTATTATCTGTGATCGTTGCTGTTGTCATGTTTCCCCTTTATTATCAACTTTACTCAATTAACCTACTCTTAAAGCAATACAGCTTAAGCGTTCCTTACGAACTTAAGTAGCTTATTTATATGTTAACACAATTCTTTTAATTGTTTCAACTTTTCTAATATATCTTGTTGCTCTGAAATTATAGAACTTTTAGAACTTTCAACTTCGTCGGTTTTAATTTGATTTACTTTTTTTAAACATCCTATAAAAGCGTTGGTTTCTTTACTTGAAAAATTATGAGCTTTTAAAAAGTTGCTAAAATCTTTTACAGATTTAAAATCTTCTATATATTCTACAAAATTCTTTTTTATAGGATTTTTTTCGCCGAATTGATCAAACTTTTTAGAAAGTGTGTGTTCTATTTTTTCTTTTTCATCGTTTTCAAAGTTTGATTTATTTTTAACCTCTAAAGCCCAATGATAAAGTGAACTTTCACTTAAATTTGGTTTTTGATCTACAATTTCTACAATTGGCATTTCATAAGACTCTAAACCTTCACCTTTTTTTGTATTTTGTGTTAAAAAGTAATTTCTATACTCAGATTCTTGTATATTATTATCAACTATATAATTTATAACATCGGTACGGCATTTTTCATGACACCAGTCTGGTTGTTTTTCTACTTTGCCAATATCTTGCGTTTCTAAATCAGTGGCGATGCTTTTATACTGAAAATTTGCCTTTGCGTTAGCAGGTATAGTGATCAGTGATACTTCTTTTAAAAGAAGTTCTGTCAACTCTAATACAATCTTATTATCTGGCTGTCTTTTAAAATTAGTTTTTATTCTTTTATACCCTACAGAAAGCGAGTTTAACGCACCTATTTTAATTTGTGGTATGATTCTGTTTCTTACAAAATCATCCGCTTTAGGTAGTCTTGCTTCAATATAAAGACCTTTGCTGTCTTCATAAATTTTGTCTATTTTTCCAATTGGTTCGGTTTGGTTATGTTGCCATAAAAAAGCCACATCTTGAGTTAATAAACTTTTTTCATACGCACCTTTTTTTACAACTTCACCATTTCCATCTTCATTTTCAAAAACAGACGCATAACCTTTTATATAAAAATAATCATCATCCGCTTCGTATTTATCTAAACCAGAACTAAGACTTTTATATTTCATTTTTTATACCTCATAATAATACGCTTCACATCTACAATTTATTACATTACCTAAACTTGCACCAAAAGAGGTGTCGCGAGGCTCCATAAGTTTTTCTCCATTAACTATAAATGGCTGATCCGCCTGTTGCTCTTGACCGTCTGCATAAGCGTGGGCGTCTCGAGTTGCAGAGTCTAGGACTGCAGACCACCGTTTTTTCATAGTTTTAAATTTCAAAGCTCTTGGGCTTACCTGGCCTTTAGTAAGTAAATCGTAAGTTTCATCTTTCAAACCTTTTTCACTTTCTTTCAAAGCCTCTAAAACTCTGTTCGGGCTTTCGTCTGAAATATCTAATGCTCGAGACTTAATGTAATTTTCTGCTGTTTTTGTTTTTTGTGAAAAACCTTGCGTTTCAGTTAAACTGGTTGTTGCTATTCTATTTTTAATGGTCTTTTTCGCATTTTTTTTAAATATCTTTATTGTTTTTTCATCTTTTTTGTCTGAAAAACCCATGTCAACAGTTTCATATCTAGCTTCTTTATATTTATCTGAAAAGTCTTTTTCTAAGGTTTTTAAAATAAATTTTATCTGATTTTTAGACTCATACTCTGCATAACCTAAAAGAGCTAAAACTATTATACCTATAGACGCTTTTTCTAAGGTTTTATTTTCATCTTTTTTTTGTTCTTTTACTATTCTACTATTACCATTTTCTAAAAAATTTTTTAGAACTCTTAAATAATGTTTTTTAAGAATTTCAGAACCTTCATCTTCATATTTATCTAGCGTTGTTAAACCACCAGATAATTTTAAAATTTTTAGAACATCGTTTAATATCTTATTGAAAAAAATATCTAAATCTCGTTGTATCACTTTTTCTAGAGCAACTTTCATACTAATGTACATTGAGATGTATTTAACTTTATCCTTCTTCGATAATTCGTTCGCTAACATCCCAAACCTCGCCTGCGTCTTTCACACTTAAACCTGATATACTTTTAAAAAAATCAGTTTTTAAATTTTCTTTTTTATTTTCAGACTTAGATTTTTCAAGAAGTTTTGTAGGTATATTCGCCTCTACCTCTTCCAAAGGTTTATAACCCATTTTTGTTCGCATTTCATTTATTGTTAACGCCCCAGTCTGTTCATAAGCAACAAGGTCTTCTGCTTCCCGAACTTTAAGTGTTGGTATTGTCGAATTATCATAAGTTATTTTTTCATCATATGTAAGTAAATTTCTATCCCGCATAGCATCGGTTAGTTTTGTAGCTATTGTGTTGAAAAGTGGTAAAATCGCGTTATCATATAACGCGTACATAGCTGTCTGATAATTATTATAGGTTTGAGCAGACGAATTTACTAGGGGTTCTGGTATTTCATACCGTTCGTAAACCGATTTTTTCGCCTCGGTCATTATCTCTAAGATCTGCATATCTCTGTTTGAAAGTTTTTGATGATCGACTTTATACTTATCAGTCTGCATCACCATCGCTCGTCTTGAGTTGTTAGGCCCTGAAAAAAAGTTTTGAACATCTTGAACAAACTGATTGAAAATCGATTTGTTTTTAGTATCAACTCCAATAATCGCACCAGCGTTAAATCCTGAATCTAAACCCGACTTTAAACTTAACCAAGCTGAGTTAATCATTTCAACCTGTTTGCACAAAGCATCAACTTTAGATTTCGACTGATTGCTGCCGTTTTTAATATAACCTCGCAAGTGTACTATCTCACCTATGTTAATATCTGATAACACTCTTCCCGTTTCAAGGTTTATACTATAAATCCCATTAAACGAAGATTCAAACCCTGTTCCCGAAACTGTATATAACTTTCCGTCTGAACTCATAGTGATGTTAATGGATTTCGAAGATATTGGGAACATCATTGACGGTGTATAATTTATATTACCGCCTAAATACACATACGCATTGTTATATAACAAAAATTCTGTCGCAATTTGTGCAAGAAAATCTTTGGTTGTATGTACTTTGTTTGGCCTATTTAATAAATTTAAAACTTTATCGCCCTTGGAACTGTTAACCAAACTACCATCTTTTGTTTTTATAACAAACGAAATATCTGAAACTTTATCCGATATCATATCAACAGCGTGACCGAGCGCTGATATAGTTCCATAAATATAATACGGGCTGCTTTTACTAGAATCCATAAAACTATCGTTAAAATTTATAGACGAACTGTCAAAACTTTTTCCAAACAAACTTTTAAACGATAAGTTTTTAAATGAAAAACTTTTATTTTTCATCTTTATTTAAATTTCATAATTTTTTAATTAAAGCAAGTTCTAAACTGCCGTCTTTTGGTTTATAGTTTATTTGACCTTTACCAACTTTCACACTTATTTTACCTTGATTAATTCCAATGGACACATCTTTTAGAAGCCCTTTTTTTTCATTATTTATAGCTACAATAGCTGTTCCAACTTTATCAACATTTAACTTGTTATTAAGTATTATCAAACTCTCCAATTTTTCGATTAAATACTTTGCCGCTTTGTCATCTTTTTTGGTTTCTGTTTTTTTAGCAAAATAATCTAAAACTTCAAGTGTTTTCAAAGTATATATCAAACCAATCTCTCGATTCTTTTTTACTAACAAACATAACACTAAAGATTTAAAAAATAAATATATTTTTTTCATTATTTCCCCTCTTTTTTATAATACCTTATATTACTTGATATTTAAAATTTGAAACTTCATTAAAACTTGCATATCGCATAGCGTCTATAGCGTGATCGTTTTTTTTGACAGGCTCGTCTAACTTTTTCCCATCTTTACCTACTTTCCATTTATAAGATCGTAATTCTTTCAAAAGATTGACTGAGTCCTTATCCACATACATATTGTATTTTTTTAAATTTAATATCGATTCGTATACACTGTTCGCACTTTGATCTGCAGATCCTGCATAAATTCCTTGATCTGACAACGCTTTGATCTGCTCAGGTCTAGACCCGTCTGCAAACAATGAATATATTTTTAAGTTTTTTCCAGCTATACGCGACGCTAATGTATCAGAAGTTAAAAATCTTTCATACAAAAACTCTTTAATATAAATGTTTCGATAATCATCATCTTTTTTAACCCCAACCAACGCTGTAGGATGATTATACCCAAAGTCTAATCCAAAAACCTCTTCAAAATTAACTAAATCATACTGATCTGTAATTTCAAACTTTTCAAAAATAATAGCCGCCGATAAACCTCGCTCTCCTAACCCATAGACTCGCCAATAGTTTTCATCTATATTTTTGTATTGTTCAATCTCTTTAACTGTATTTTCATCTAAAAAAGGATTATCTAAATAGGTACTTTTATAAAAAGTAGCGTCTTTTCTAGGTATAACTTCCTCGTAAATCCAATGATATTCGTCCGAAGGGTTGTAGTCAATTATGATTTTATACTTCGTTCTTAAAGTCAACTGTCTCCAATCTTCCAGCGACATTTCGTTGGCTTCGTTTAAAAATAAAACATCTCTTTTCCGACCACGAACCTTATAAGCATCGTCTACGCTAAAAAATTCTATTAAGTTGCCAAACAATCTGTATTCAAGTCGTTTTAGACTTAAACTGTTTTTATCATACAAACCCTCTGTTTCTAATATCGATATGAAATCTCTATAAACACTAGCTGTTAATGACGGGCCTGTTTTTCTGCATATAGAAATTGTAGCGTTGGCGTTTTTGTTTTTATAACAAAATTCTATCAACCCTTGAATTATACTATATGTTTTTCCAGACCTTGTTCCACCTTGATGTATCTGCACCCGCGTTGTACAATTTTTGAAGTCGTAATAGGTTTTAGGATATTTTCTTTTTACCGAACCCTCCATTTTTGAACCTAGTTTTTTTTTGCTTAATATCCTTTTATATCAAAATTATAAGATTCTGGCTCGGTGTTCGATTCATCATCGTCATCTTCATCATCTTCATCATC